ATCTTATTGGTAAACCCAACCTCCAACTTGACAGTCACACATCGTGTGATTGACGGACTAATTACATACTCATTGGAATAACATGCTAGAAACAATCTGTGACATCATGGTAGATGCATACAAAAGAAACTGGATCACCAGCCGCGACGGAAATGTCAGCATTCGTCACCACGACCGTGATCACTTTTACATTACCCCCAGTGGTGTACGCAAACAAACACTGCAACCTGATCAGTTCAAAAAGATCAGCATTGACAAAAACATTCACAGCGGCCACGGGTCAGCTGCCTTCAACTACAGCTGGAGAGACTTGCCTTATTCAGATATCAGTGCAAACCTAAAGCCCAGCGGTGAGATTCCATTGCATTTTGGATTGCAAAGGGAAATGGGTCAACACAAAGATGATGTTCGGGTGGTAGTTCATGTGCACCCTACCTATTGTATTGCTGCCATGCATGCCGGGATTGATCTCAGCACAATTAGCAATGCATTTCCCGAACTGAATCGATACACACGAGTAGCACCCAATGTGGGTGATGTGCCTCCTATCAGTCAAGAGCTTGCAGATCAGTGCCATAAGATGTTACAATTAGACAACAACGGCAATATTGCTTATGATATAGTAGGAATCAAAGGACACGGTGTTGTTGCCATAGACACCAGCCCGTGGCGTGCTTACGAGCATATAGAGAGATTAGAACATATTTGCAAGATAGTGCTTGCATCTGGGAACCACAAATGAGCAAACAACAATACAATTTAAAAACAAAAACAGATTACTTGAATCGCAAGATGTTTCTGGACCCATCGGGTCCTGTTACAATTCAACGATTTGAAGAAGTCAAGTACAACAAACTGGCCAAGTTTGAACAAGAGGCACGTGGTTTTTTCTGGGTGCCTGAAGAAGTTAGCTTGACCAAAGATTCGCAAGACTTCAAAGACGCCAGCGACACTGTTAAACACATCTTTACGTCAAACCTTTTGCGTCAGACTGCATTAGACAGTTTGCAAGGACGCGGTCCCAGTCAGATTTTTACACCTGTGTGCAGTATCCCTGAGCTGGAAGCGGTTATGTACAACTGGAGCTTCTTTGAAACCAACATTCACAGTCGCAGCTACAGTCACATCATTCGCAACATCTACAACGTGCCCAAGGATGTGTTCAACACTATCCACGACACCGAAGAGATTGTGTCCATGGCGAGCAGTGTAGGCGATTACTATGACAAGTTACATCTAATCAACTGCCGCAAAGAAACAGGCAGTGTGGTCACAGAAACAGAACACATTGATGCTATCTGGCTGGCGCTTAACGCCAGTTACGCATTAGAAGCATTCCGCTTCATGGTCAGCTTTGCCACCAGCTTGGCCATGGTAGAGAATCGTATCTTTATCGGCAACGGCAACATCATCAGTCTAATCCTGCAGGACGAAATCATGCATAAGGAATGGACTGCTTGGATGATCAATCAAGTGGTCAAAGAAGATCCACGTTTTGCTGCTGCCAAAGCTCGCTGCGAAACCGAAGTGTATCAGATGTACCAGGATGTGATCCGTGAAGAAAAAGACTGGGCCAACTACTTGTTCAAGCACGGGCCAGTGATTGGTCTCAACGCCAACATCCTCCGAGACTTTGTGGACTACACTGCCAAGAATGCCTTGCACGAAATTGGCATCAAGTATATGGAGTCTGCACCCCGGTCAACTCCTATTCCCTGGTTCAACAAGCATGTGGACACCAGCAAAAAGCAGACAGCTCTTCAAGAAAACGAAAGTACCAACTACGTGATTGGTGTTATGAGCGATACGCTAGACTACGACGAATTACCAAACTTATGATCAACGACAACTGGTTTGACCAAGGCAGCTTTGCCACCTACAAACATCCTACCCCTATCAGTTACGAAACTGCTGCTGACAACGGCACAGTTGACACACTGGAGGGTCCTGTGAACTACACTGTGGGACACAAGATTATCACTGGTCCCAAAGGCGAGCGGTACCCTGTGAGTCCCATCAAGTTTGCCGCTTACTACGACGACAATGGTGATGGCACAGCCACACCCAAAAAGATCATGAAAGTTGCCAAGCTTGCGGATCACGACGGCGTTGTCAAAGCGTCATGGGGCAATTTAGAATATACCAAAGGCAACGATTACATTGTGAAACACGGTCCTGGAGACTACGGTGTTGTCAAGACTGATATCTTTGCCAAAACTTATGATACATCAAAACAAGGAAACTAAATGAAAGCAATTGTATGGTCAAAAGACCAATGTCCCTACTGCGTTCAAGCCAAGGCTCTGCTGGAGAGCAAGGGTATTGAATACGAAGAACGCAACGTGAGTCAGGACTGGACCAAGGAACAACTACTAGAAGCTGTACCAACAGCTCGCACACTACCACAGATCTTCTTGGATGAAGAACATGTGGGCGGATTCAACGAACTCAGAAAGAAACTAACATAATGCAAATAGCACTCGAACCCAATCAGGTATACACATTCAAAATGAACTCAGGCGAAGAAATGGTTGCCAAAGTAAGACACTCAGGCAGCGATTGGATCGTTCTTGAAGAACCAGTGAGCATTGCACCTGGACCACAGGGCATGGGACTTGTGCCCAGTTTGTTTACTGCAGATCCCAAGGAAGAAATCCGGTTAAATACTAACAGCGTTTCTTTGATATCTAAAACAGACGATTCAGTCAAAATGAAATATCTAGAAGCAACAACTGGTATCAAAGTACCAGAAAAGAAACTTATACTAGGATAACATGCCAGCAGTGCAGCGTCAAGGTGATTCAGATGCCGGCGGAGGAGTAGCCAATGGTGGTGTTCCTTCGGTCAAAGTCAACGGCCGTCCCATCATGATTCCTGGGCAACCAGTGACTCCACATCCTCCATACCCACGTCGCGGCCGCGACGCACACAACAATGGCAGCACAGTCACAGGGGGCGGCGTACCAACAGTTCGTGCTGGCGGCCAACCTGTGGTAGTGACCGGCAACGCTGATTCCTGCGGGCATTCTCGCTCAGGCGGCAGCGACAATGTAAGGGCAGGATAATGGGTATCATAACACCTTTGCAAATCATTGCGTCTACAGGACTGTTGGACAATCAAGGACTGAAACCTTTGCCGGCAGCATTGACCACAGCAATCAATCAGTACAATGCTACCACGTTGATGCAAAACTTTTTTGCTGCAGTTGACTATTACAAAGCACAAAGTTTTTTCACAGAAAGCACATTTGACCAGTTGATCAGCATTGGCAGTACTGTGTGTCCTGCCCTGGGCAACAGCATACCAGCATCACCAGTGGGCTCATATCCCAACTTGATTGCCGAGTACCTGACCATCAACACAGTCACTGACGACAGCACCATTGATCCGTCAGGTTTTTCAAACTTGATTCAACAAACTGGTTCCGCCTACCTGGGCAACGGCGACATTGGTAGATTTGCACAGGGATTTCTTGCAGTACAAGGTTACTTGTCCACGGTAAACTCTTTTGTGAATTCCGTGGACAACAGTCAGACCTATCTTGGTCCTACATTTACCACAATGTCAGACCTTGTGACCAACAACATCAGCCGTGTGACCACAGACATACCCAAGTTTGCTGTGGATCTACGCAACACAGGCCGGTTGATCAATACAGGCAATCTAGAACTGTTTGGCACGCCTGCTGGATTACTGCAACAACTAGCCACGGTGTCGGGTGCAACAGGAAGCTCATTGCCGGGTGTGCTTGCTCAACTAAAGAATCAAGACGCTGTTGCAACTAGACAAGGACTCACAGACGCAGAAATCAACACATTGGTTTCAGACAATCGTGTGAGTTTGTTCAACCCAAGAGGGGTCAGCGCCTTGGCATTTGATCAACTGCAAAAAACAGCATATCAAGCAATGACTCAAGTTCGTGGAGCAGAACTGCAGGATGTGTTGTCTGTGTTGGAGATTAGCACTCCCAATATCAACACCATGGCCGATCTGTTGGATCTTGCCAAGATCATGCCCAACAGCTATCAAACTCTGCAGGTGCCTACTGCTGTTGGACCTCGGCCTATATATCTCAGTGATGGTGCAGTGGATCAGACCTTGGCTCCAATTGTGAATGCAATTTTGCCTGCACCTTCGGGCTGCGACGAGCTGGGCAAAATCATTCCCCCGGCCAACGCTGTGTCCAACAAAGCATTTCAGTCTGCACTGCAACAAGTTACCAACATAGCTCAGACTCCTGCACCAAACTTTGCGGTATCCATGGTTGATTTGCCACGTACCGCTTGGACCAACACAGTACCATATCAGGCCAATGCTGTGGTAGCA